TGCTTCCGATGGTGCTTCCGATGGTGCTTCCGATGGTGCTTCCGATGGTGTAGTTTCTAGTTTTCGACTTCGAATCACCAAAGAAGAATCAGATCTCTGATTCTCTTCTGTTTCAATTGTTATTTTTGGATCTGACATTTTGATTTGAATTTATTGTAACAAATATAATAGAATTATTTTGGACCGAATTCTGAAAGATCTATTCCGTCAAGCGTATCTTCACTTGATTCAAAATTAACAGCAGGTCCTCCATCTTGTCTTTGAGTTACCATTTTAGATTGTTGAGTGGATTGTTTGTCAACTCGCTTATCTTTTCGGTCCTCTTTGTAAGATTCAAGCTCCCTTTTATTCGAAATTTCAGCGCCTTTCAATTGCATGTTGTAATCGAACTCAATATCCATTAACTCTTTTTTTAGTTTAGCTTCCTCCCTCAACACTGCTAATTGACCTTCAGTTTCAGCCCTCTTGACGTTGATTTTAGTTTCAGCTTCAATCATCAAGGCTTCTTTTTTCGCTTCAGCGGCAACTTGAGCGGACTTGATTTGAGAGACTTCAACTTGTTGTAGTTTCTCCATTTCTTTCTGATGTGAAATCTCTTCTCTTCTTCTTCTTCTCAACTTCAACATTTCATTCGCCATCTTGATATTAGATATCTGACGAATGTCAATAGCATCTTCTAGGTCTATCGTTTTTTCAGTAATAGCAGTCTGAATCTGCGCTTCAAGAGTCGCTTTTTCCTCCGCATCTGGAGATACCTCAATGTATATACCATAAGAATGGAGCGGAAGTCGGTGGATGTCCTCAATTATGTCCATGTTGTACTTTCCGATCTGAGACGCGAATTCAGCTCTGTCTTCGGCATATCTCAAAACATCGGATATCCTGAAAGACAAAGACTCGCACAACCTCTTGGTCATGTCTATTCCTGCATCCAAAATATGCCTTGTAGCTGTGTTCGAATTCAATGCCGCGATCTTTTGTAATCCTACCAGAGATTTAGAGTCAGGAGTGGACGCATCACTAGCCTTGTTTAGTCCTGTTACATCTCTAAGTAAATCAACATAATGTAAATAGGTTTCTGCCAACGCCTTCAACTTGGCTAATCCTGCAGAGTTTTTTATTTCTGTTATCGGATATCTTGCATTGTTGTAATCCGCATCCTCGGTCAGGCTTCTTCCTATTGATGATCCCGTTTGGTAATACATGAGCATCGCCTCCATTGGACCATAAGCAGATCCAGCTCCAAGTTCAACACCAGTAAATCCGTCAGCATCAATGAAAACACCATCTGGAACCATCTTTTGAAGTATCTGTTGGAATTTCAAGTGCGTCAGCTGAATCTGGTCAGCGAGCGGAATCATTCTACTTGCGAGAGATTCTGTTTTTCCTTTGTACATCAAAGGAGAAGAAACGATATAATTCGAATGTATCTTTTGGAATCGAGAATCTGGTTTAACCATATTCTTCATCAATTCCCATTTCAAAAGCGTTTTCGATCCGAGAACCATTGCGCCCTCGTACCAGACATCGATTTTTTTGTCAACCCTTGAAAACTTGTCGGAGTCAGATGGGTCAGGCATGAAACTTTCGTCTCTTTTGGTCATCTTGTAACCACCATTACCCATTCTCTTTTTCTTGTAAACACAATTCCGATCAGTCTTGTAGTTGAAAAACATTACTGGAACAGTCTCGCCATCAAATGCTGAATTCCGGTACATATTCATTTCTGGAAAGTACTGACTCCATGCGCGTCCTACTTTACCGAATTCAGCTATCTCATCATCAGTTAGATTAGGATTTATTTTCTTGAGCTCCAATATCGGAAGATCAACAACTTCTCCCCAGTAAAACACATCCTTGAAATATGGATCCTCAGTATAACTGTGTACTATTGTAGCTGGATCAACGTACTTAATTCTTATTCCTTCACCGTGAACGTATTCATGCTTGACTGCTCCCATTCCGATTTCAACTTGATCACGATTGTATCTGGATTTGAGCTCAAAGAAATCGTTGTACTGGAGAATATTATCAAGTGCAACCTCTTCAGCTATTTCGATGGCTGGTTTGAAGTCCATTTGCATGTGCAATTCCAACTCCTGAGTGTTTCTCGGAAGCGAATCAGGATCTACATTGAAAGCATCGATTCCGAACTCGCTTTTGGTCTGATCCAGAAACTTTTTAGCAATCATATCCTGCTCAATGTTCCGCTGATACGAACCTCTCATTTCCTCAGAAACAGCATCAACAGCTCGCGCTTTTGGTTTGAACATTCTGTCGTTCATTCCATTCACAACAATGTCAACAAATTTTGGCATTGCCTGAATAATTGACCAGTCCAGATTCAAATACGAGTTGTCACCATTGATTTTCAAGGCTTCCTTGTATTTCGCTGGCGATTGTTGGCCTCTCGCATACAATCTTCTGTTGTGAAAATCAATCCATCTGCTGTGATAACTGCAAGAACCCCCAGTCTTATTGAACCATTCGTACTGAATAGACTCTCCAACCAATAACCCGAAATCTTCTCCATCCTTCTCGTCGTTTGAAGCTGAATGATTAGGGAAATCCCTTCTCAGAATACTTATTACATGAGGTTTGTCTTTTTTCATCGAGATTGATTTAATCTATCATCTTGGATTGGATTCCAGATTGGTTGTATCTAGCAAATTTAATCGAAATTTTTTGAACTTCTCTTTTAGGTTGGAGTACGTGTCTTCGATTGGCCATGAGCGCGAACCCAGAACTTATTGAGGCATCATGTTTGGTTCTGTCTCTGATGTCAAATTTAGCCCAGTCTTCAAGCGTTCTATTGAACGGCATGTTTCCACACTCATCTGGAGATCTATATTCTCCAGTCCGATCATACCCGACATTTTGCTTGATGTAAACATCAATACAATCAGCGTGAAGCTGTATCACGTCTTCTTGAGTATTCGGTATTCCTCCAAGTTCTTTTTCGGTTTTAGACAATGCGCTTTTGGGTTTGTCTGGTCTATCTAAAGAAAAAGCTCTGTACCCTCTATTTTTTAGATGGTACAATATCCTTGGCTTATTGTTTTCAATTAGCGCTGGCATTCCATAATAGAAGCAAGCCATTATGAGATCTTCATAGAAGATTTCAGCAGAATCAGGTCTATCAATGTACTCCAAAAAGAAATAGTTGGAAGGAACAAAATCAAGAACGTTTGGTTTCAAATGACCATGTATCGCTCCATTTGATCCTCTCCCATCCACGGTTCCAGATATGTCATAGGAATCGACTCCGAACGATCCAAGTTCAGCATTCAAAGGATAGTATTTTCCGTCTTTTTTCTTTACGTTATTCTTCAACTTATCACCTGGAAACCATGAAATCAAAAAACGACCTCTCTTATCTGGACTCCATATCACTTCTGAATCTTTCACTCCATCCTTCCAATGGAAGCTACCCCTAGTCAAAACCCTATCCTTGACCATAGCCCCATCATTGAAGTCGATCTGATCGTAGACGTGAGTTAAACTAAATACAGAAGAACTGGATTCATCTCGGAAAGCATGAGAAATAGTTCTTGGGAACTGACGGTAAAACTCATTTAGATCGTCAGGCCTGTCTTTTTTCGAGTCAACCTCATTTTCCCAGTAGTCAATCACCCCAGTAGTTATCCATTCACCATCTACACCCTTAATTGGTTTGCTGGGAGTTTCAAACACGGGGAATCCATATTCGTCAATAAATCCCTCGTAATTCCACTCCATAGGAATAAAAAGAGCGTACAATCCAGATTTGGTCTGTCCGTTCTTATTACGCTTGGATGGATCAGATTGTTCGTATATGACCTTGAAATTGGCTCCCCCTTTAGGTAGCGCGTTGACAGTAGACCCCATGAGACATTTACCAATGATCTTACTTCCGACCCTTAAACAGGTCTTGGTTACATCCCAACTCTTAATTATAGAATAAGGCTTGAGCAGTTTTCCAGATTCATCATGAAGCAGTCTAAGTAATTTTTCCCCATCGTAAGCGTTGTCATCCGTGTTTCTCCAGTCCAGCTTAGTTTCAAGACTGTCAATATCTTCCTCTTCAGTATCGATTTCCTGTATCGACTTTTTCGTGATCTTGGTCGCTGGCGTACTGTAAAGTATCTCTGTCTTTGGCTTATCCATACCAGCTTGAACAGGCTTGAAGAAGAACGGATAATTATTCGAAATCGGAACCACTTTCGAGGTAAAGAGCGATTTTGCGTCACCACCCGTTTTTGATAGGATTCCGATCTGGGAATCTCTCGATACCGTGGCCGTGTCCACACAGATGGATGCCCCCATGAACGAGAACCCGGAACGTCTGATTTTCACATAATTGATTCCGAAGCACCGATTGTCGGCCACGCAAGCTTCCCAGTATATGAAAAAGACTCTATTTGCTTCCCTAAAATCAGGTTTACCAACATCAATTTTTGTATGAGTCAGGTACATATAATGATGTCCTGTGATGTAGGTTTTCGCTCCATTGTTCATGAACCAGTATCCAGTCTCTCTTCTACTGAACTCTTCGTTTATGTAATCAGTGTATCGATCAATAAACGATGAAGGCATGGATTCAAATTGGGCAATACTCTTAATTTTTTTTAAAGGAGCAGGAACATCTTCTGGAACCCATTTATTTTGCCCCTTATTCATTTGGTAAGGAGCTTTTGGGAGTGCGATTCTTAATGAGTTGATGTTGTATATCTCACCAATTGTTCCGTCTTTGGAGATGATGACAATATCATGTTCAGCGTTGTAGCCATACTTCCAAGATTTATTCCTGTTCTTTTTGGTTAGAGTTGATTTATTTATAAAATTCTCCTCTATCGTAAATAAATCGTTCCATCTTTTCTCATGACTTTCCATCTCCAGGTTTTCTTAGTGACTTCTTTTTAAATTCATCCTCTTCAGCATTCATCATGGCTTCTAACCTTCGATTCATCCCTATAATCTCATCAATTATCACAACTGAATCCACAATAGATGCCTTTTTCGCGGCAGCAGCTCTCGTGAGCTTGTCCGAGGCTAAATCCTCGATATTCCTTTTTTCTTCATCGGAACTAGATTCAGAATCTTTCTTTTCACTAAGTACAATTCTTTTCGAAGCTACAAGCGCCAATTCTTCAAGCGCTACATATCCAGCATCTCTAGCCCTGATTAATGCTTCTTTAATTTTATCGTCCTGCCCTTTGATTTCTTTCATCTGAAACAAATATTTTTCTGTGGAACACGATACATGCTCACATCATCGATTCTGAACTCGTATTCGGATCCGGGCTTGTAATAAAACTTCTCCCCTTCTGAGAATCCTTGTGATCTTGATTCTGGTGATGATATGAGAATTTTCCCAAAGTGCTTGTTGTCAGTTGAAAAAAACAAGTAAGGGTACACGGATTCCCATCCGCTTCCGTTTCTGTTAAAAGCGAAGACCTGAAGCAAATCTGCACGATATACGGTACTCCTTATCATGGAATGACTAAACTTCTCCCTACCTTTGACATCATTGTACTTTCGGAATACATTGTGATGGACAATGGCAGAATCCCCAACCTCAATAGGTCCATTATAACCCAATGGAACAGACTTGATTATTGCAACCCTGTTACTGACCCTGTGATCTTCTATTGAAGAAGACATAGTGAACCCTTCTTTACTTTTCGGAGTCGATATTTTACCATTCAAAGGTTCGACTATAAATTCGCTTAATGATCTCATTTTAATCGAAATTCAAGTTATATTCAATATGAATTGGTACATTTTTGTACCTTTTCCAAGGTAGAATTTCATTTTCAGCATTTCTGATCCACACTACTACATCTCCTGAATCTTCTTCATTGATGCATTCAATCCTATGGTCTTTCAGAACAGTTTGACCTACAGTATAATTCATACTGTTAAACAAATCTGGACCTATGGATATTTTTCTAATTACATTCATTTTCAAAATCTAAAATAACAAAAAACCCCTACAACCCGAAAGGTGCAGGGATTAAGTTTGGTTAACTCGCGGAATCTAGTCCACGATGTCTTCAATAAGCAAATACAAGTACTTGGTTATGCTCATCCCGTAAATAGCTTGATTACGAGTGAATTTCAATTCGCCATTCCATTCACTCATGACGAAATCAACCAACTCCCCGATCTGCTCATCGGTAATGGTTGATACTTGAAACCCTTTTAGGTTTACTATAGCTTTGACCACATCAATTGATTCAAGTGCTATCTTGAATCTTTCAACCCAACTAACATTTTCATCTTCTCGGGACCTCTTAATCTCAGTTCCAAGCTCTTTAAACTCTGTAAATAACGTAACCAGTTTTTTTACGTCTTCTGCATTTTTATTCATTTTTCCTGTTTTATTGCGTTTGAGTAAATTTCTCCATTCGCCAATATTGATTCTGTCGCCTCAAATATTCCGCTCAATCCTACCCTTAGTATCAATATCAGTAACGACTCTTCTGAATAGCCAATACTCAAAAGAATTATAGTAGAAGTGTCAGCCAATATTGTTACAGCTTTTTTCAATTTTCTAAACCATCTAGGAGCTGGACTTGAAACGTTTTTCAAAGAAACTGTAATCTCATTCTTTTTTGTTGTCATCTTCGTTCAATGTTTTTTTTCTTATCTTGACATCGAGAATTATCAATTTGATCTTGAACCACAAGAAAACCAAGCCTCCAATGGATAAGAGTAATTGAAGTATATCATTCAGTTTTATCTGGGTGAGTAATTCAATGATTCCAGATCCGACTGCAAGAAAAAACGTAGTCCACCCTGCGCCTTCAATGACATCATTAGCCATAAATTCGTTCATCGAAAATTCGGTTTTCACACTGTTGGGAGTTGGTTTTGTGTGATTTAGTTAATTTAGACGCGCGGTGAAAAAAATTGCTTTCATTACGCTTGTTTTATATGGTTATTACTTCTTTAATTGTGTACAACAAGGAATAAACTCTCAGCGGAGCCGATCCAATAGGGGACTTTCCGAAAACGGCTTCCAAATAAATACTTCCACTAGAATCAGGAATTACAACCCAGGATATTTCAGATGTAATGATTTCACCGTAACCCCTTGGGAACATCTTGATATTAGTAGTTACTTGAACTCCATTAGAAAGTAAATTGATCAAGGCGAATTCATCAGGAGATAACGGGTTTAAATTCCAAACGACTAGAACAGAAACTTTATATTTCAATGATGGGTCTAGCCCTGTTTTTAAGAAGTTTACAGGATGTGTTGTTAACGGATAAAATCCTGTAAACTCTTCCGTTACTGAAGTTGTTTTCACGAACTCTTCCTGTTGGCTGATAGATTGGTTAGAAACCAATAGTGCGATAACGATTAAAATTGTTTTCATGGCTTTTTTTGTTTTTTTATATTTCTAAAATGTTGGTTTTTCTCACTGGAAAACCTCTTACAGATGTGTTTATTGATGATGGAAAGGATTGAATTGTTATGTCTCTTAGTGCATGATAATTTGATGTTCCTGATTGAATTGTTTTCGTCCAAAACCAGCCGTTAGTTCCTGAAAGCTCAAAGGGAAGCTGCTGAAGGGCATTTGTATTGGGTTGATACCACAGATTAAATATTTCAGTAAGTGTTGGCATATCCCAACCGCTTGAAAATGTAGTTGTCGAAAATGCTTCACAACTTGACAAGGCATCCGCTTGTGTTTGAGTAGCAAATACAAGCGGATCAATTTGCCACATTAAAAAGTATCCAACTCCATCAATACGACCTAAATCACACACCACTCCTTCAGGGAATGCGAGTGCTTTGGTAGTGGTGTTCCCATCAATATCGAAATAACCTGATCCATCGGTATAACCTCCTGAAATTCCGCAAAATCTCCAATTATGTCCGAAATGATAATACTGTGATGGAGGTCGTTTCCAGAAATCAATTCCTGAACTTCCAGGCTCTCCACTTGAATAAACAGGATATGCTACAGAGTTATCCACGCTACCTCCCGTGGACGAACTAAAAACCGCATTCAAGCTCATGTAATCCTCGATCGTATTGTAATCTGATCCAGTAGGGTCCACTTGACTACCTGACTGATCAAGGATTTCATCATAAGCTGCTTCCCAGCTTCTTCGTCCGTCTGCACTTTTTATGTAAACAACCTTCCTTGAATCATCAATCCTAAAGTTGACAGGTACAGCTTCCGACTTGTCACTGCCTGACTCCTTAATGATAGTTAGTCCGTTTTTTAGATAAATCTGAATGTCTGACATTGCCTTAATTTTCGACTAAGATAAGAAATATTATTTACTCGATTTATTGCCGCCTCTAGCTCTTTTGTCTCCAGGTTGGTTAGATTTGCTTCCTCGGTTTTTTGATCTATGCTCTTTCGAAAAATAACTAATAAGATGACCGTTTTCATCAATTCTAGTTTTACGACTAGCATCACGATGATCACCCTTTTTTAGGCCAAGATCTTTTCTGGCCTTGTTGTCTTCAGCACGACTTTTCTTCGCTTTTTCGGTCTTATTGTATTCTCGTTGGTATTTTCGGTGCTGTTCTGCTGCTTTTGGATTTTCAGCATAGTACTTTGATGTTTTTCCAGCCATATTCACTATTTTGCATTAAAAGTATCGAATTAATTCTAAATGCAATGCCAAGAAAAAAGAAGAAGATAGAAACAACTGTCGTAATAAAAAAGAACCTTCAAAGAAGACAGCCAAAAAATGATTATTTGAAATATTATCGGGTCGTTAGATATTGGGCAAAAAGAAAGTATAACTTAAAAGATCAAGATTTGGAAATCTTGTTTTTTGTGGCCACTGAAAGACTGTTTTCAAAGACCGAATTCGAAAATTACGCTTCCGTGTTCTCGTGGAATAAAAATAGATTCAAAAATTTATTAAGAGACGGATGGATTCAGTCGTTCAGAAATGCAGAAGGGGGTCTTCATGCTCTATACGAGGCTACATTCAAAACAAGAAGAATGCTTGATACATTTTATAAATTGCTAAACGGTGAACAGGGGTTCCCAGTAGACCCTAGGAACAACCCTGTATTCAAAAGAGAAACCTACACAGATAAGGTAATGGCTCATCAGATGCTCAGCATAAACAAAAAGTTCAAAGATTCATTGCCGTCAATCAAGTGAACCGACAAGGACTATTGATCCAATAGGGATCATAATCACAGACTCTCCCTCTAACGTTTTGAAGGAGAATTTTCTAGCTTTGTTGTAATAAACGGTTTCATCAATTTTTATGACTTCCTCATATTTCTCAGGAACATACTTGACTTTTCCAATTTGAATAATCATTGACTCTTGTTCAGAGCCAGCGAACTTGAAATCTCCAGATATAGAAAGATCTTTATTAACCGCTTCTATTCCTATGTAATCGTTTAAAGCTCTATTCATTGCTGATATTTGTTATGATTGCAGATGTATTCATAATCGTAGTCGCAACAGAAGTCGCATTCTGAATTGATTTCCGAGTCACTTTCGTTGGGTCTATGATTCCGCACAAAACCATGTTACAGATTACCTCTTGTTTGGCATCATAACCATGTCCTATGGTAGACCGTTCCACTGAATCGACTATGTTATCGATTTCGGACTCGCGTAGTCCGGAGTTTCTGATAATTTGTCTCAACGGCTCACTTAGAGATTCGCTTACGATCAATCTAGCAATCAATAATGGTGGGAGAGACGATGGGCTGAACCTTAACTTCAATCTCTGAATTAAGTTCAGTTTCGGTTTCAGTCTCACAGCAGCGTTGAACATTGAAATGCCGCCACCTGGTAATATCCCTTCCTCAATTGCAGCTTTTGTAGCGAGAACAGCGTCATCTACACGATCCTTCTTTTCTTTTTGTTCAATATCAGAGTTCGCTCCTACGTAGATAATCGAAGCCATTCCAGAAAGTCTTGATATTCTCTCTCTCAAAAATTCAATTTCATTTTGATCGTCCTCAACTTCGATTTGAGCTTTTAATTCTTCAACCCTTTTAGAGACTCTTTGCTTAACCTCTTCTGAATCGTTCATCGAAATCAAAGTGGAAGTCCTACTTACGGATACTCTCTTGACTTCACCCAAATCCGAAAACTTAAACGTATCCCAATTGTCTCCTTGGTTTTTGTCAATGAATCTTGCCCCGAATGTTATTGCCATATCGGACATGAAATCATTAGTTTGATCGCCAAAGGAAGGAGGTAGTATATGACATCCTCTTATACTTCCATCAGCTAAATTAGAGTTGAAAGTTTTAAGCGATTCATGAGATAAATTACCTATAATCAGCAAAGGTCTTCTGGATTTCATTACTTCGGACATTACACCTTGAATTGAATAAAAGGTTGGCAACTCCACCGTACTCAAAAGCACTAACGGATTATCCAGCTCGCAAACCTTTCTTCTGAAATCAGTGACCGAATAAGGAGAAATAAGACCTCTTTTGAGCCGCATCCCAGAATAAGTTTCAAAGTAGGTTTTGTGGTTTGGACTTTTATCAACCATTACAGATCCATCTTCTCCAGCTTCTATATAAGCTTTACTTATGATTTTTCCCAGTTCGCGATCATTGTTCGCTGAAATGGATGCTACCATTTCCATTCTTTCATTGGTGATCGGTATATTATGAGAAACAAGATCATTGTCGGCCATTGAAGTAAGACGCTTCACTTGCTTGATGATCTCATTCATATTTGACCTTTTGTCGGTGTACTTTCTGGTAGCCTTCAAAATAGCATGAGCAACAACAATAGAGGTCGTGGTTCCATCTCCAGCTTCTTCTGCAGTTTTCTTTGCGGCTTCAATTATAAGACGAACAGCTAAATCCTCAGTGGGATCATAAAGAAAAACCGATCTAGCCACTGTTACACCGTCCTTAGTTACGGTTAATCCTCTAGTGTGGGATCTGGACTCAATTATTACCGTTCTACCCCTTGGACCTAGAGTAGACCCTACTGCTTTCGATACTTTCTCTATTCCAGAGAACAATTTAGATTCCGCTTCCTTCTCGAATAAAATTTGATTTGAATTTGATTCCATTTGTTTTTTTGGCTAAAAATAGCTTAACCAATAACAATATCAAAGAAAAAATCGCCCCAATAAATAGGACGATTCAACCATACTTCTGGAATCAATGCACTGTTATTTGCCGAAATATCCTTTTTTCTTGAAGTTGTCTTGATCAGAGTTCTTGAACGTGGAACGTTCCTTCGCTGCTTCAGCTTCTCTTTCTCTTTGCTGTCTGGCTTGAACCTCGTCAATGTTTCTTTCTCTGTTTACGGAGCTGTACTTCACTTTGTCACCAGACTGCGATCTTTTTTTCGCTTCTGCTTCCTGTTGGGTTCTCATTTTAGAACCTTTAGGAGCAAGTTTGGTTCCTGGACCGGCATACGCTTTTTCTGCTTGTTTGCGTTCCCACTCAGCACGAGTCATCCCTTTTTTCTTTTTTCCTTTATCTGGCATAGCACTATTTTTTCTGTGATTGTTATTAGCAAATATAGCACTTTAACATTAATTACTCTTTTCGCTCAACTGAAAATTCGAGCACGTCAAAGTCCATCAAAAGAAAAACTGAATACTTGATTCCGTCAACACGTATGTTCCACGCCTTTCGAATGCTTTTGTACTCCATCAAATCTATGAGGTTGATTAACGACATCGAAGGGTCCAAATCCAGATACATGTCTGAGTCGTCTCGATCTGGATTCCAGATATCTTTGCTTGTGTATTCTAGGAAGCTTCTGCATTCAGAAATGACCTCCTCGATTTCTTTGGATCCGAATTCCCCTCCTGAATATCTGAGTATATATCCATTAGTTGCTGAGGTTCTGGTTCCAGATTCGCAAATTAATGTGCTTTCAACTGACTCTTCATAGTCAGAAAAATATGTTTCAAGTTCATCTTGACAAAATGAAGTGAACGAAACGAGTAAAACTAGAGATAAAATCAAATTTTTCATGGTCCTTTTTTTGATTAAAGATACTTATTTTAACCCGTCCATTAGCGAGAAATCGTCTGAAAGGTAATTTCTCTTGATGATTGGTTTCAAATCGTGTTCAGTGTTTGTGGCAGCATTGTAATGATTGATTATCCAGTTGTCTCCGTAATCGCTGAACGGACGAAAGTTTTTCGTACTCTCAACTATACCATCCCAGTCAAAGTAAAAATTCCCTACCTTGGTTATGACGTGATTGTTATCGTAATAAGAAACCGCGTCTTGAAATTTTTGCTTTATCATACATGATACTAGAAAGCATTGAGGCCGATGTTCTATCATCGACCTCATGTATGCTATAAACTTCAGTACCGATTCTTTTGATGAGGTCATGAAGCAAATATAACAATTTCAAGAACTTTTAAATCTAGATGCCATCCATTCAATAATCAAAGCAGAATTGGCTCCTGTGTGTGATGTCAGTTGATCGATATCATCTCCGTATACGTGACTGGTAATGTATTTACCTTTCACTTCAACTGAAGATTTTATGTCACCAGCCTTATCAAACTTGAAATTTGTTCTTTCTGGCACAAGTATTTTGGCTACAAATCCAGTTTTTCCAGTTTTTTCGAGAAATTCAAGCATTGATTTTTCACTGGAAAAACATTCATCGCATTCAAGCATACCTGGGAAATTAGTTTCAAGATCATCGTCAGAAAATGACTTGATCATCCTAAATAGTTTCGAGCTGTTGCCTGGAATACAAGAAGCGATCCATATTAACTGGTCGATTTTAACTCCCGTTTGAGATATGGCTTCCTGTATTTTTGTTTTTGCTTCTTCCATGCTTATTCCTTATTGAATTTTTGAATTTCTTTGTTCGACCATGACGAGAATCCGTTGAATTTCTGAATCACATTCGCCCACACAGCTTTTCCGTCCTCAGTTGAGAGATCAATTTCAGGAAGAGAAACAGAGCTAATCGCATGAATCATCTTTTCCTTGTCTGGACCCTCGTTCAGTTCCTGTTGACGTTTGGCTTCGGCTTCGGTTTCGGCTTTCTTTTTGCGTTCATACTCCCAGTGCTGTTCGGCTCCTTTTTTGATTTCAGCCAATTGAGTTTGGTAACTTTCTTCATCGGACTCAATCAATCCTGAATAATCTCGTATGAAGGTAATATATGGTCGCAATTCTGGTTCGCGTTTTTCTCGGAGTTTTTGCTTTCTCTCCAACTCAGCAACACGCTCGGCTTCGGCTTTCTTTTCAGCTTCGGCTTCTTCGAATTTACTCTTGAGTTTTTTGAATCTTTGATCAAATTCACCCTCAGTAAGTTCAGATAAATCGTAACCAGATTCAAGAGGATCTATCAAGTATGGAGTGATTTTTGCAAGTCGATCCGAATGCAGTTTCTCATTCGCTTCCTTTTCCTGTTTCGCGGAAGACCATGATTCGATTTTAGCAGTCCATTCCTCTTCGCTGAAATCAGAGAAGTCTTGATCGATTTCTTCCTGAGAAAGGAAATCCCAATACGGAGCAATCTCTTTGGCTCTTTTTGATTTGAGCTCAGCTTTTACCTTTTCCGCTTCTTTCGACGCTTTCGCAGAAGAAATCAATTCGTTGAATTCTTCCTCGGTTGTTTCGATTGTCAAGTCTGAAATATCGCAGAAATCACTCAACGGCAACAATTCCTCTTTTCTGGACTTGAACACTTTTTCCAACTCAGCAACACGCTCGGCTTCGGCTTCATTATCTTGAGCTAGTTTCAGGATTCGATCCCAATCCTCATCGGAAGTTTCCAATGTTGGTTTCTCTGTCGCATATTCCCCGAATTCAGAAATGATCGCCATACGTTCGTTAAGTAGATTTTGCTTCCGCTCGTTCTCTGCCTTCTCAGCTTCGTCCTTTTCGAATTTTGCCCTTGTTCCTGTGAGGAAATTATCCCAGACTGCATCTGGCATTGATCCTAAATGCAACGTTTCTCCTTCGACTCCGAACTTGGCAATTTCTTCGATTCGTTCCTTTTCTAGATTCTCAATTCGTTCCTTTTCCAGATTCTCAAAGTGATTTTCGACAGCGAGCAGTTTTTCTTCCCAGTCTTGGTTCACGGCTACTTCCTTTCTTTTTACCGCATCCAGAAGCTTGCTGGCGGCTAAGTGTACATCTTTTTCAGTTCTATGCCAAACATTGATGCCTTTAGTCCTGTTCTTTGCAATCTTTAACCGTAATTCTCTTGCTTCTTTCGCGGTTTCTTTCGTGACCTCCTGAGGAATCAAAGCCAGATACGATTCCTTGAGCAATTCCCTTTCAGCCAAGTGTGTTTCAAGTCCAGAAACTAATTTAGCCGCGAAATCTTTATTCAGTCCAAACTCTTCGTAAGAGACAGTTTCAAGGATAGCAACTTCTTGAGTTTCTACTACTTGAATTTCATTTTTTGTGTCGTTATTTTCTGACATTTTATTGATTTTTTGATTGGTATTCCTTTTTCTCCTGTCTTCCATTCACGGGGAAGACTTCCCGTTTCTCCAGATGGATACTGATACATCTGAATAGTCGAATCTGTGTAAAACTCAAATTCCTGCTCCGATTCACAAACAGGCTTAGATTCATAATCACGACCACAACCCAGTTGGATCGTGGCCATGATTAGAACGATGATACTACTCTTCTTCATCGGATGATTTACGTGAAAGCTCTCGGTCAAGATTTTCCTTGTATGGGAAAACTTCTACGATCGGAGAAACTACTACGGATGGGATTTCGAAATCTACCATCAACGTTGAAAGTGACTCCTTGATTCTTTCGTAAGCCTGTTTAACCGATCCAGCCGTTACGAGGAAATTCTGATTCACCTTGCGCGATTTTTCTGAATCGGCATCCATTGTTTCGTAGCGAACCTTACACTTGTGCCAAACATCGGCATCATCGTAAGCGAAAATGTCGTGTACTTCGGTTCGATTGATACCAACAACATTGAACTCGCCACGGATAATCTGACCAAGTTCTTCATTAATTCTCGCCTCTGCATCGGTGAAGGTCATTGCCGCGAGCAGATACGGTTCCGAAACACGTTTCAGTGATCCATTGTCAAGTTGTTTCGTGTACTTGACTTTTACTGTAAACCAATTATTCATATTTAAACTGTATTGAATTGAATTCGAATCTAGTGAATAATCGGGCAGCAATGAACCAATTTATGATGAACGGTTAATGCTAATTACAAAAGGAAATCCCCTAACTGAATAAACAGAAAGGGGATCAAGGAAATTAAATCAAATTAGCATCCTACTTTGGTTGGGAGTGCTAATATAATGATTTTATTTCAAAGCGTAAACAACCGCAATAAAAAGTGAATCTTTCAGCTTCTGTTCCATCGGGAGTTCCTCGTAAGGAACAATGCAAGGATGCTCTTTTTTCTCTGGATCTTTTACTGGTCCGAATTTCCACCCAGCATCAACTTTCTCTTTCATCCAACTGTCATGGCTGGCAGAAGGTCCAGCGTCTTTGTTGTTGATATGAAACATGACTCCATTTCGAGCTGACTCCTTTTGCCAATCTGGAGCATTCTCCCATGAAGGTTGAGAATCGTCACCGATTCCAATACAATAAGCTCGATTCGCCTCGTGACAAACTCTAGCAATTTTTTCTACGTAATCTGGATTAAAACTTTCCATTTAAAATAAATTTATGTGTGAACTGTAAAACTACTAATTCAAATTCGAATTTCATATACTTAGAAATGAGGATATTTATATCCCCTTTTTAGACGAGAAAAGTTTGATTTTTCCTGTTACGTAAGAAAGCTGTATTTTTTCTTTTCTGTCTAATTCTCGATTCAGACTAAGTTCATACAATCGATCTCGAATCTGACCCAGATACTTAACATACTTCCTTTCTGCTCCTGGAACATCACAACCGCGAGCTGAAATGTTTATGTTCTTGTCTTCGATTACGATTTTGCCATCGAGCTCGAATTGATTGAGGGGAAGGTTTGTCATTTGTCCTACAATTTAATCAGTAAGTCGCTCAGAACAGAAGATAGGTACTGAATTCTCATCAGACTCAATCCAAGTTCTGACAATGTTGCACCTCCTTTTAGCAGAAAGACTTAAATTCTCGTATTTCACATTTGAGACCACTACAACATGAGGTGTCTTCATTTTGAATGGAGCCATACTCTGTTTCTCTATCTGTATTTCGTCGGACAACAATGTAAGCATAACATCAAGAAAAAATTCTTCTTCAACACCATCAACCACTATTAGATCTGTATCCTTGTTGACCATTTGAAATGGAAACGCGCTCTGTGCGACATGTCTTCCATCTAGTACGACTGGATTTTCAAATCCGAGAGAAATGCCTCTTGATAAGAAGCTCTTTCCACTCCTTTCTTCTCCTATTATTAATTTTACCTTTTTCATTTCCTTATTTTTTATACAGCCCAAAGTGAGCCTGATATTGTTTTCATTTCTAAGTCCATTTTTTTAAGCGCTTCTTTTTTCGATTTTCCTTTCCCTTCAACGAAATTATCTTGATAGCCAGGTTCGAATGGGCTGGTCTTTCTTCTATATTTGGCTGAAGTGTTGAAACTGCCCATGATCGCGATCGGCATTCTGCACCAGTGATACTTTTCGCACTTGCTTCTCATCCAGTAAATCTTGGAACCGGATATGCCTACGTTTTTGTCGGTGTGTATGTTCATTTCAAAATTTGATTAAGTATTACATGAGAAAGAATCGAGTTATGAGTTTGAAATTGCTTGTGATTCATAAAGAACTTATAATCATCTCCAGCAGAATGGTCATTGTACCTTGTCAGCACAACATTTACATGGATTATTTCAGATATCTCGTGAACCAAAAAGTCAAAAACTCTATCTGGGCAAGTTTTGATATCTCTGGTTCCAATTCCGATCACAGATTCTTGGCAATCAAACCAACCTCCAGCTTGATTCTTATTTTGAACCACCCTAAAGTCTTGGTTGCCGATCGTAATTTTCTTTGGGATCTTGAATTTTAAGTTTTGATCAGTCATATTTACCTTGATTTAAGTTCATCTCCGTGTTTAACCACGAAATACAATTTACCTTCTTTCGCGCCCCATTCTTGATTTCCAGTCCGAATCTCGATTCCAGCATGGGCGTATTTCAGGATTCGATCAGTATCAGAATCTTTCGGATACCCGAGCGTCATAACGTTCGTCTTAAATGGTTTTGGTTCTATTCCTTCCCATTCCAGAGGATGATTCGTTGTCGATTCCAAGAACGTAGCCCACCACTTTTTCGATTTTACTTTACCATTAACCAGAAGGAGTCGATTACACCAATACGGGGGTAATCTCGCGATAGTCTTCGAGCTTGGTTCTGATTTTGGTCATGGTGAACCATTCCTGAGTAAGTGGGAGTTTTATTTGCATCGTATTGATTGAGTGTGTTTGTCAATAATTTTTGATACTTCGTGATATGAGATGTCGTTTCCAATCATCTGTTTTAATGTAACAATCGCCTCACTATATCTTTCCAACAACTCAAACGGATCAAGATCGAACTTAGCTTTAATGTCGAGCGCGTTCTTGAATAAGTTTGCGTCATCTTTTCCAGATCTGATCACGGATATTCTTTCAACATTGGTACTCCGTCTTTTTTGGGTGAATCTCCAAACTGTAAAAGTATCTTTAGACTCATGTTGAATCGAATGAGTCTGTACTTCATTTATGCCTACTGCCATATTACCAATTTTATGAAAAGCAAGATTATGACCGTAGAAAAGACTATGAACATGATTATGCTTCCGGTTTTGTTTAATTCGTGTTTGCTCATTACTTTGAGTTTGATTTCAAAACGATATCAAGCCTGTCTCCGATTCTGCATCCAGCTTTGGAGTGTTCGCCATTTGGTTCTTTTTCGATTCCAGCTTCGTCAAGCCGATCATGGACGTAATCTTTGAATGCTTGAAGTTTTGAGTTCTTATTCATTATTCGCGTAATGACACCTCTTAGTGCGGAATTAGATCTGTTCAATTTATTTTCTCTTGCTACTGATCGGTAATAAGCCTTCTTGTATCTATCAAGTTCACTTTGTAACTGAATGTAATTCTGAGACATAACTTCAGATGCATCCGCTATTCGTTGGAAACATCCTAATTTAACTGCTTCTGGATCTGGTTTTTGTTCATTAGTTGAATAAAAATCATTTTTACTCAATTCTCTGAGATTTTTCTTTGCCATATTAATCTTGTTTTGATTCAAGTATCATCCATCTGTGCGTGGAATCAACTTCTATTATGTTACCGGGTAACGTGTTTTCTATTTCGTAATCGTACCAGTGACCATCAATCTTTACTTCCTTGTGGATTTCAAGTTGAAGAGGTTCAGGTTTTTGATCAATTAATACAACAAGTACTAACATTGAACAAGAAATCAACATAGTACCAACCCATGCAATCGTTTTATTTTTGATCCATTCCATAATTCTGATTTAGATTTGAAATCCGAATATACATCTGATTCTGGTTCAAAAGCAGCCAAATGTGATGAGTGGCCAAGAACCTATTTTAAACGGAAAAGCCCAAGGTTGAACTTGGGCTTGGATTTGGAAATGTGCATGAATTTTAAGCTGTTAACGCTTTCACTCCAAAGTGAGATGCGGATTCAAACTCAGTCATCGCTACACTGTACCAGCGTTTTACTTCTGGGTCTGGACTCGCGTCTGATTTCTCTTTGCAGAGATCGATCAATTCTGCGACCTTGAGTTTGAAATTACCTACATCGTCACTATTTGACGGATTAAAGTTTGCGCGAACACGCTGCATGCCGAAAGTCGGCTCTTGATTTTGTTCTGACATTTTGATTTTGATTTTGCTCTGACAGGCGAGCCGCCTTAAAGTTGTTTTACGAGTTCCAAAGACTTACCGACCAGTTCAAGGACTTTGAATTCTTTTCTGTCTTGAGGTATGGAATGATCATTGATCAACAAGATCGCTTCTCTCTGGCAACGTAATATTTCCTCAAACTTGTAAACCGAAGATTGATCGTGAGCATCCACAAGTTTCAGTGCTTCATGATCGAAGTCTCTCGATGAATAATTCAGATCCTCTCGATTAACTGCAATTGAGTTCTTAATCATGGAAAGCATGTCTTCTCCAATTTTCACCGCTTTGGTCCATGATTCTTTTCTCAATTCGTCTTTTTTGAGTTCCAAATGAGCAGAGAACTTCTTGTTTTCAATGAACTCTCCCAGTAACCAATTCCTGTAATCAGAATCGTTTACAGGTTCATCTTCAAGTTTCATCCCTCTTTCGTATAGGGATTTCGTGTAATTCGCGAACTTAACCGCGTCTGTGGAATTTAATAAAGTTTGCATATTCATTAGTTTTCATGCAACTGTGGCAATATCGCCAGTACAAACATAATTGATTACGATCACAAAGTCAAGTAGGGATTTCCCTATGATTTCGAGCTCGAACGCGATGGATTTCCTTACCTACCCCTCAGTCTCAACGTAATTCAAACGGTCGATCTCAGCCGCAATTAAAGCTCCGGCTATGATTAGGCGTTCTTTGTAGGGTTTATTATACATTTTCTGCCAAACCTCCAAATCCCATCCCTGTGGAGGTGAGTTATATCGAAATACATCACCCTCAAGATCAGCATCCGATCTTACAAGGATGCATGCAGCTTCACTAAGTTGTTCATTCCCATTCAACTCGACATCCATATCAACGGTCCGACCGTGCTTCCGAATTTGCTCCTGTCGCTCATCTGCGATTAATTCTATTCCTGATTTCATTTTTTTTATTTTAAAAAGGGGTACGTATGGGTGGCTGTTGGCTCCTCAGTTATTAAACTGAAACTTATATTACTATTACTCGTCTACACTTGGCGTACCCCTTCATTTGATTGAATTTTGATTTTGAATTTAGTTATTGTTTTGGGTTTGATCTCGGGTTAAGTGATGAGTGGAAGTATTTCCGTGTTGAGTGGAAACAATCTCACGATGGACCGCAACTCTCACCGTAAGCCCCAGACGGAAGAATCCATTCACCAGTGAAGAAGACCTCTAAAGTGTATTCCTCGGACATGGCCATCTCCACTAAACTCAATTCGGTTATGGTTCCAGGATAGACTTCGCCCTCTTGTATGAGCTCGACCAAGGTCTTGTTCCTTTTCATGGTCACGCCAAATTCCTGTTCAAGCGAGACGATTTCCTTCATGCCTTTCGGGTCGATGAAGTTTCCAGTTGCGAATTGGTCTTTGTTTCCGAATATGCAGTGAAGGCACGAGCAACGACTGTACCCCAGATAATAACACGGGTGTACGCGCACGTTCCAGCGCTTGATTATGTCCCAGACCATTTTCTCGGTCCAGTCGCGGATCGGTCGTGCACGGTCCACATACCGGTCTACTTTTGGTCCGCCTCGATTGTCTGATCGATCTGGTTCCAGGACTGAATACTTTGCGCGAGCTGAACTTTCTTCTCCTCGCTCACCAGATATGACCAATGTCCTAATCCCATTAAATCTGTCCTGCATTCTGATTGCCGCAGCACACACATCAATCTTCAGATATGCTGAACACCACCTCACCTTCAAGTCCGCAGAAGTCTGTGGAAACATTCGTCTGGTTGAGAGTTTGCCCATTGTTCCGCCTCTGGATATGATTTCTTTCAAATAGTAATCAGCATCAGAGCCTTCAAGTTCTTGATTCGGAATCTCGGTAAAAATCGGAGCAGTCCTCTGATTACTTTTCAATATCTCGCGCTTGAATCCGCCTTCCTTCCAAGAGTAAAAGATCGGAACTCCGAACGCTCTTGCGAACTTGCTGCAGTAATCCTTGGTGATCGGCCAGTCAAAAAAGTG